TTGTCACTCCTTTTCCTACATTCTTCTTGTACCTTAAGAGGTATGTCAGGATGCCATCCACCGATGAGCACTCTGCAATCATATTTTACAACAACTACATTATCTTTGCTTGCAGGCCAAAATGCCAAGGTCAGTGACCCAATTGCAATACTAACTGCCACTGCGGCCCAGACAACATCTTTAGCCATTTAATACTCCTTTGTAGGTTTCATTTAGCCAACGTCCAAAACTGTCGGCTGATTCACTGCACTTGTTCAACTCATACTTGCCACAAAATTGCATAAAGCGCACTCCAACTTGACCTATATCCTTGTGACTGATCTGTTCACGGATGCAGGCATCTACTACAGCTTTAACTTCTTCGGGTTGTGCTGTCAAGTCAATTAGTGTTCTGTTGCGTTCGTAATCATCTAGCACACGATGCTCCACACCATCTGGATCTGTCCAGCGTTGTAACATCATGTTGTTCCAGTTGTAGCCCTGTTTCTGTCGATCCTCAAACGCCTCCGTAAGGCCAACCTTGTTCTTAGTGCCCTTAGTACGCACTCCCGGGTAAGCCGAGAAGACATTATCCGACGAATCGCCGCGCATACACTTTTCGAAGAGTAGCCATTCTGGGTTAGGGATTTGTTTAGGTTCTTTAGTTTTCTTATCGATGACCGCTTTTCCTTTAGCATCAAAGATTCCTTCTATGGTGTGTAATTCGTCAGTAATGCCGTTGTATTGTTTAACATTTTCAGCAAGTAACTGTACAAAATCAGTGTCACTTGAAATTACTACATGTTCGTCTTGGGGGTGTAAAGCAATCCAGCGAGCTATGATATCGTCGCCTTCTGCGGTAGGACAACGTAGTACGCTACAGTTGGTCCTCTCACTCAAGTATTTAGTCAAATTATCATAAGTTTCCCAGAACATTTTATCTTCTTCGGCTTCTGCTTCTGTAAGAGCTTGACGGGCTACCGCACGGTTGGCTTTGTAGGGCTTGTAATGATCCTTGCGCCAACTGCGCCCTTCTAAGGCAAAAACCACGTGATCTGCTTCAAAACGCCGGGCCATTTTGTTGGCAGCCATTAGGGTAACGTGGAGGGCAAAACCTACCTTTTCCCAGGTATCACTAGCACGAAATGCTCCATGTCTGGCTCTAAAGAATAGGTTTGCGGTATCTATAAGGACATATTTCATACTAGTAGTATAGCATACCTACACAGCAAAGTCAAACGAATTTATTAGATATAATGTAGTTGAGTATAAAACGGTGGAAGGCAGAATGTCCATCCTTGCCAAAATGCCACGAATCGGGCATGACTGTATCTATGCCTTTTGAACGGATTACAGCATCATAAGTTAACGTAGAATCATATGGCCCAATATAATTAGTACCCCAATCCTTTTGCTCATTGATTTTACTAAAATCATTGTTGCCATTGAAGAAAATATGACGTGTACCTTGTTTGGCAAGTTCTTGATGGAATTCCCAGATGTCATTATGGGCTTCCTTGGTTTTTTCTTCCCAGTCGGTATTGGCTACAAAGTTTTTATATCGTTTTTGTAGTTCACGCGGTACATGATCGGTACCGCTGGCACCCACTTGAAGAAATTTATTACCATGGGGCCACTCTTCACGTTCCCAAGTTGACCATTGTATAATGACCAATTGATCGGGGTGGTTGGCACCGCCACCTGATAACCATTCGCGTGTGGTTCGCATAATACGAGCATTACTACTGGCGCTTTCTGCATCACACCGGAATCCTGCTTTAAGTGTAAGACTCAGTAGTTTGCCCCAGCTGACCACAAGATTTTCTGGATGTGGTGCACGACCTAGATAGAATAACGCAGGATCGTCCTCAGCAAAGGCATGTGAATTTACTGCTTCAGCACCTGCGGTATGGCTGTCACCATTGACATATAACATCATATAATATTATGATCTTTAATATAATTAATCAATTTACGGGCCCACGCGGCATGGCCGTCGGATCCAAAATGATACCAGTTGTCGCTGATATATCCTTGATTGTGTAGATACCAATAATAACTAGAATCGTTGTCATACGGTCCAATGTAACAGTTATTCCAATCCTTTTTTTGATTGTCTAGAATATTAAAAAAATTGTACATACAATTAAAAAATAAATGGTTGATATTTTTTTGTTCGAGTTCCTGGTGCAATTGATAAATTTGATTGTGCCACTGCTGAGATTTTATATTTAGTGTTTCTTGAGTTTGTTGTGTTACCCATTCTTTGTAGTACGTTTGTAATTCATCTGGTAACTCGTCATGTCCAGACGAATTGACATTGTAATATTGCTCCTGATGATTCCATTCTTCGCGTTCCCAAGAGCTCCACCCAATTAAAACTAGATTTGGATTGCGTGACTTTAGATAATCATAAGTTGTGCGTAGGATGCGTTGATTGCTGGCACCAGCAGTTGCATCATTGACAATATCGTATGTAAATTCTTGAGCAACAATATCACTAAATTTGTTTGGTGATTCTACGCCAGAGCCGTAACTGTGACTGTCGCCGTTGACATACAACATCATGATACTTCGGAACGACCATCACCAATGTTGCGAGTTTTAACCACACGATCACGTTCGGGGTTCATAGCTTCGTACTGCTCGTAAGTTTCTAAAACTACGTTGCGACATACTGCTGTAAACCAACGATCTACTATGTCAGCATCGGTATCTTTGGGATCCATTTGATATCCAGCACGAACTAGATTGGCCACAAACTTGTCGTTCCAATCTAATTCAAAGGCACCGTTTTGCATGTTTTCAGGATCAACGTTCATGCTAAGAATATTGACCCAAGGCTCACCCTTTTCGTCGGCAATCTCTTTCTCCGTTTTTTGTGGAGCCGTTGGTTGCTCGGCGGCGACGGCCTTTTTCTTTTTAAAGCGGTCAAATATTTTTAGCATGATTTCCTATCTAGTATTACCGTAGTGTACTACAGTTACATCCTGCGTGTCAACGGGCAATTTACGCCAAGGATCAACAATTACCGAACCTGGCAAGATTTTGCAATAGGGTTGTGTGTCTAGTTGATCACCGGTGTATTCGTATGTGATTTTGCGATTGTGTGCCCATAAAAATACTGCTGGTTGATTAAAATCATTGACCACATCTGTTGTATCGTCGGCCAATGGATCAACATAATAGCAACGATGACCAGCTTCGGCTACGTAGAATCCAACTAACGTACTATAACTACCGATACAGTATTCAACATCTGGCTTGTAGGCTTTGCCATGTATTACAATTGGTAAATTTGTTTTCTTGGCCTGATCAACTAAAAACAGCGCCAAGTTCTTTGCTTGTATTTCACGAGCATGCATGACCGTGTCAAACAAGTCATATCCAATATCATATTCCTCAGCCAACCAACGTAGGGCAATATTATCTCTGGGATGGCAAGCACCTGCATCACCCATACCTGCTGTCATGTACTTTGGTCCCATGATACGCATTGTACTCTTGGCGAGAGCATCTGTAACAACGTCGACGTTGATGTTGCCAATCTTCATGGCAAAGTCTTGGATCATGTTGACTAGTCCGACCTTGGCACTGATAAATGTGTTGTAGAAAATCTTGATAGCTTCGCACTCGTCCCATGTGCCAACTTCGTAGCGTGGATTGTTTTGCATGATAGTTTCGTACAGGTCTTTAAGTTCGCCAGCTACACCAGTTAAACTGCCATCTTCGGTGCCCAACATAATCATCTCAGGATTGACCATGTCCCATTTAACTGAACCCATGGCAATCAAATAAGGATTGTAAACAAACTGATGTTTAGGATCTAACAATGGAATAAACTTTTTGCGAGTAGTTCCAGGCAATACAGTACTAATTAATACTACTTTCTTAGGTGTAGTAGCATATTTGTTAACGTTGTTAATAGCATCAATAACCGCATCGTGACCAAAATCTCGTGGAGTCATGTGGCTTGATGGAACACTTCCATCGTAGCCTTCGGTGTGAGGAGTAGGAACAGCAATAAAAATCCACTCGCTTTCGTTGACCACTTCTTCTATACTGCATACTTTTACACTATCGCTAGTGCGTGGGTAAATGTCGTAACCGCGTACTTCGTGCTTTTCAGCAAATACTTCGGCACAATCCAAGCCCAGCTTGCCAATGCCAACAAATCCAATTTTTTTCATTTTAGTCCTTGAGATAATAGTTGAGTGCTACAGACTAATTTATCTGGGTTTAGGATATTGGCTATTATTTTTTAAACACTGGAATGGGATTCATTTTGTGCAGGCTACGAGCACGAATTTTACGATATTTTATAACACGATCGTGTTGTGCTGTATCCGCAATAGGCAGTTCGTGATTGTCCTGTTTCATGGCCAACTCTAACTCAGCATAGCTAAGTCCACCTAGTTGGTCTTGATCAGTACGTCCATCGTCCCATAGGCCATCGGTGGGTGGTGCATCAATAATGTCTTGTAGCACGCCTAGCTCACGGCCCATTTGCCATACTTCAGTTTTATAGCAGTCAGCGATAGGACTAATGTCTACGCCACCATCGCCGTATTTGGTATAAAATCCTACACCAAAATCCTCTACCTTGTTACCTGTACCTACTACAAGACCTTCTACGCTTTGTGCAATTTGATAAAGCGTAACCATGCGCAAACGACTGCGACTGTTGGCAAAACCTAACAAATTATTATAGGTACTAAGTCTGTTTTCAAACTCATCAAAGGTTGAGGTTAGATCAATAATTTCATGACGCACATTGTCAAAGTTTTGGGCAAGCCAAGCACCTTGACGCATACTGAGATCGTGTAGTTCAGGACGTTGACGGATAGGCATGGTCACTGCCACAGTATTCAAACCAGTGCGGGCGCATAGGGCACTGACCACAGCCGAATCAATTCCACCCGAGATACCTACTACTAGACTTTTCATACCGGCCTGTTGAGCATAGTCACGAATCCAATCAGTAATACGATCTTGCAAAGGTCTTACTGCTAATCTATCTTCAGTTGTAAATGTTGTCATTGTTTTAGTTTCCATAGTAAATGTTCTCGGGTCTCGTGGTATCTAAATTCAAACACAGGATCGCCCGGTCCTGTCCACATTGCTGTTCCTTCATAGACCAAACGTAAAAAAAGCCAGCGCCCGGTCAAGGCACTACGCTTTGGTAACCATAAAAACTTTAGTCGCCAGTAAGCACGATCGTAGAATGAATCGAGTGGTATCTCAATCATTCCTGGTATTGGCATATTATAAGTAAATCCTGGCCACATTATTTGCCCCAGCCGTTGCCCCATAGGTCCACATGTAAGCGTGGGCTATAATTAAATCCACGTTCACAGCAGATGTTGGCAATGTTTAACTTATTGCTTTCGTATGGATCTACAACTCCGCCTTGTGGCATCAAGTAAACAACACCCTTAAAACCGCCGGCACGGAAAGCATCTACCGCACGAACAGCTTCGTCAACATGATCTTTGGTCTCAACTACAAACTTGAGATAAGCATGACCATATTCTTGATAACTGGCGACAATCTCAGGACGAATAGCATCTTCCCACAACTCGCCCGACGCACTCAGCTTGGCACTGACACTAAACGTAACTTCTCGACCTGGAACTTCTTGAGCCCATTTAATCAAATACAATTTAAAATCTGCGTGTAACTCTTGAGTACCGTTGGTTTCAAATGTAATGTTTTTTAAGTCCGCCATAGCGGGATGACTTAAAAGTTCTGCGTAAGCACGTTGCCAGCCCAGCAGGGGTTCTCCACCAGTAATAACCAAATGTACATCATTGCCATTGTTTTGCATCCATGCACCGTTAGGAGTTAGAGCCAACATTTTCTCTACAAGTT